CCCGGCCGCGAATCCCCCAAAAAATCAAAAAGAAAAGTTTTAGCTTGCTAAATCTTGCTAAATCTTGCTAAATCTTAATTATAGGGCTATATGCTCATATTTTGGCTTGTAAGAGCAGAGTTACCTAAGTTGGTAAACTTATAAGCAAAAGTTATTGCTGTTCTTAGAAACGAGAATATAGGCTTTAGACGATATAACCACATTTAAAAGAAAGGACAATATGCAAACACAAAACGGTGGCAGGCCCACAATTTTACCTAAGATGTATGAAGAACCGCTATTTAGTCAAATCATTGATAAAATTGAATCAGGCTGTAATGACAGAGAAATCTACACCAGTTTGCATTGTTCGGCTAAAACTTTTAGAAAGTGGCGAGACGACAATATAAAGGCGTATGACGAAGCTAAAAGCGTTGCTAGGGGAAATCTATTAGAACTAGCTGAAAGTGCCTTAGCGAGCAAACTGACGGTCAGAACGCTAAAGGAAACAGAGACAATCTATGACGCTGACGGAAACGTTGAAAAAGTAAAGGTTAAAGAAAAAGAACTTGACAAAGATAGCTTGGTAGCGATGATGGTTGCTAAGGCTGGAAACCCTGAACTTTATAACCCTACTGAATGGCGGAGATTGCAACAAGAAGAATCAAGCGCACATGACCTTAAAGCTAAGATTGAAGAACTTGATGACTATAAGCTAAGTAAGTACGAAACGCCAAAAATTGAAGTGCCGAAAGGGTTTGAATAAATGTATTATTTAAATAAAATGTTGGAATACAACAAAGAAAACGGCATTATTATTAATAAATACATTCGTAAGACTATTCAGAAGCAAATACGCATTCACAACAAGTATATCTATCGCTATGACCGTGTTACGCAAGCCGTTGAATGGATACAAGACAACTTCTATTTGACTACTGGTAACCTGATGAAAATTGAACTATTACCGCCACAAATTTGGTGGTATGAGTTGATGCTTGGCTATGATATGATTGATGAAAAAGGTGTACAAGTCAACCTAGTTAATGAAATTTTCCTTAATCTAGGTCGTGGTTCAGGTAAGTCAAGTTTAATGGCAACGCGCGTGCTTAACTGGATGATTTTAGGCGGACAATATGGCGGAGAGAGCTTAGTTATTGCATACGATAACACACAGGCTAGACACGTATTTGACCAAGTAAGGAATCAAACGGAAGCCAGCGATACATTAAGAGTATATAATGAAAACAAGATTTTCAAGAGTACGAAACAAGGGTTAGAATTTACTTCTTTTAAAACAACTTTCAAAAAGCAAACAAATGATACTTTGCGAGCGCAAGGTGGTAACAGTTCCCTTAATATATTTGATGAAGTTCATACCTATGGCGAAGATATAACAGAATCAGTCAATAAAGGTTCACGTCAAAAACAAGACAATTGGCAAAGTATTTATATCACTTCTGGTGGACTTAAACGAGACGGACTATATGATAAACTTGTTGAACGCTTCAAGTCAGAGGAAGAATTTTACAATGATAGGTCGTTCGGCTTGCTTTACATGCTAGAAAATCATGAGCAGGTTAAAGATAAGAAGAATTGGACTATGGCATTGCCTCTTATTGGTAATGTCCCTAAGTGGTCAGGAGTTATTGAAGAGTACGAGCTTGCGCAAGGAGACCCAGCGTTACAGAATAAGTTCTTAGCATTTAATATGGGCTTGCCTATGCAGGATACAGCTTACTACTTTACTCCACAGGATACTAAACTAACAGACTTTAATTTATCTGTATTTAATAAAAATAGAACTTATGTCGGAATTGACTTATCCTTAATTGGCGATTTAACCGCTGTATCATTCGTTTGTGAGTTAGAGGGTAAAACTTACAGTCACACACTTACATTCTCTGTACGGTCGCAATATGAGCAACTAGACACAGAACAGCAAGAACTATGGACTGAATTTGTTGACAGAGGCGAATTAATCTTACTTGATACGGAATACATTAATGTAAATGACTTAATACCATATATTAATGACTTTAGAACTAAGACAGGGTGCAGACTTAGAAAAATCGGTTATGACCCAGCAAGATATGAAATTTTAAAAGGGTTGATTGAACGTTACTTTTTTGATAAAGACGGAGATAACCAACGAGCAATTCGACAAGGTTTCTCAATGAATGACTATATCAAGCTATTAAAATCTAAGTTAGTGGAAAATAAACTTATCCATAATCAAAAAGTCATGCAATGGGCTTTAAATAATACTGCTGTCAAAATCGGACAAAGCGGGGATTATATGTATACAAAAAAACTTGAAAAAGATAAAATTGACCCTACTGTTGCTTTGACAATGGCATTAGAAATGGCGGTGTCAGATGAAGTATAACGTTGATACAGTTCGAGAAAGTGGTTGGTATAATAAAAAAGAATGGTTGGCAGTCCGTGATTATGTAAGACAACGTGACAAAATGACTTGCGTAAGATGTGGCGCATTCGGTGCTAAAAAATACGAAGTAGACCATATTATAGAACTAACTTGGGAAAATCTTGATGATTGGAAAATAGCGCTGAACCCTGATAACCTACAACTCCTTTGTAAGTCTTGCCATAACAAGAAAACAGGCGAGTATAAACGAGGGAAAGGCGTTAGTTTATGGTAGAAAGGGGAAAAATTGAACTTATTCGGAAAAGTGGTATCATTTTCACGTGGAAAACTAAACAATGATACTCAAAGAGTTACAGCATGGCAAAACGAAGCGGTAGAATATACAAGTGCCTTTGTGACTAACATTCATAATAAAATCGCTAATGAAATAACAAAAGTAGAATTTAATCATGTTAAATATAAAAAATCTGATGTTGGATCTGATACTTTGATTAGTATGGCAGGTTCTGACTTAGACGAGGTTCTAAACTGGAGTTCTAAGGGCGAGCACAATAGCATGGAGTTTTGGCAGAAAGTAATTAAAAAGTTGCTATGCACGCGATATGTTGACCTGTACCCTATATTTGATAGTGAAACAGGAGACCTATTAGACCTACTATTTGCTAACGATAAAAAAGAATATAAACCTGAAGAATTAGTAAGGCTTATCAGTCCTTTTTATATCAATGAGGATACAAGTATTTTAGATAATGCTCTAGCTAGTATTCAAACTAAGCTGGAACAAGGTAAATTGCGTGGATTGTTGAAAATTAATGCCTTTCTTGATATTGATAATACACAGGAGTATCGAGAAAAAGCTCTAGCAACAATAAAGAACATGCAAGAGGGTTCGAGTTACAACGGTTTGACACCAGTTGATAACAAGACGGAAATTGTAGAACTTAAAAAAGATTATTCTGTTTTAAATAAAGATGAAATTGACCTTATTAAATCGGAACTTTTGACAGGTTACTTTATGAATGAAAATATTTTGCTTGGTACTGCTACGCAAGAACAGCAAATTTATTTTTATAACTCTACTATCATTCCTTTACTGATTCAACTTGAAAAGGAACTGACTTATAAACTGATTTCAACAAACCGTAGACGAGTAGTTAGGGGTAATTTATATTATGAACGTATAATCGTAGATAACCAACTATTCAAGTTTGCAACTTTGAAAGAATTAATTGACTTGTATCACGAAAATATTAATGGACCTATTTTTACACAGAATCAACTTCTTGTTAAAATGGGCGAGCAACCTATTGAGGGTGGAGATATTTACATAGCTAACCTTAATGCAGTTGCTGTTAAAAATCTAAGTGATTTACAAGGCAGTAGAAAGGACGTAACAAGCACAGATGAAACTAATAACCAATAGTGCTGAAATTAAAGTAACTGAAAACGAGGACGGTTCTAAGTCGTTCCAAGGCATTGGGTCAGAAGTTGGTGTAGAGAACCTTAACGGTATTATCTTGACTCCTAACTGTATTGAGTTTGCTAGAGAACGATATCCATTGCTATATGAACATGGTGCTGGATCTAGTGAAGTCATTGGGGACGCGAAAGTTTATTATGACTTAGCTTCTAATAAATACCTGACTGACTTCACGCTTTACGATAATGCACCAAACATTAATAAGGCTGTTGAAAACGGAGCTTTTGATTCACTATCAATTGCCTATTACATTACAGATTATGAGTTTAATGAAAATGATTCTCTAGTTGTAAATAAAGCACAGTTTAAAGAGATTTCTCTTGTTTCAGTACCAGCAGACCCTAACGCAAAATTTATTCAAAATGCCTTAGGCGAAGAACTTACAGAAGAACGCAACAAAATTATTGAAAGCCGAAATGCTTTGAAAGAAATTGAGGATATTAAAAAGAAATATGAATAAACCTGATTTAATCGAAAAACAAAATCGCTTGGCAGAGCTTAAAGAAAATAACGTATCTTTAAAATCTCAAATTAGTGGCTTTGAAGTAAAAAACGCAATTGAAGACTTGCCAAAAGTACAAGAATTAGAAAAAACACTTTCAGAAAATTCAATTGAAATTATCAAAATTGAGAATGAACTTAACGCACAGGAAGAAAAACCAAAAGGAAAAGCTAAAATGACAAACTTTATTGAATCACAAAACGCTGTAACAGAATTTTTTGATGTATTGAAAAAGAACTCTGGAAAGTCAGAAATTAAAAACGCTTGGAACGCAAAACTTGCTGAAAATGGTGTAACTATCACAGATACAATTTTCCAACTTCCACGTAAATTGGTTGAATCAATCAACACAGCTTTGCTAAATACTAACCCAGTATTCAAAGTTTTCCACGTTACAAATGTTGGTGCTTTGCTCGTATCACGCTCATTTGATTCATCAGGCGAAGCTCAAGTCCACAAAGACGGACAAACAAAAACAGAGCAGGCAGCCACACTCACTATTGATACTCTTGAACCTGTAATGGTTTATAAATTGCAATCACTTGCTGAGCGTGTTAAACGACTTCAAATGTCTTATTCTGAACTTTACAACTTGATTGTAGCAGAACTTACACAAGCTATTGTTAATAAAATTGTTGACCTTGCTCTTGTTGAAGGCGACGGAACAAACGGTTTTAAATCAATCGACAAAGAAGCAGACGCCAAAAAAATCAAAAAAATTACTACAAAAGCTAAATCAGCTGGAACAACTCCATTTGCTAACGCTATTGAAGAAGCGGTTGACTTTGTTCGTCCTACTGCTGGTCGTCGTTATTTGATTGTTAAAGCAGAAGACCGCAAAGCCTTGTTAGATGAGTTACGTCAAGCGACTGCAAATGCTCACGTTCGTATTAAAAATGATGATACTGAAATTGCTTCTGAAGTTGGAGTAGATGAAATCATTGTCTACACAGGCTCAAAAGCGCTCAAACCTACTGTATTGGTAGACCAAAAATATCATATTGATATGCAAGACCTTACTAAAGTTGACGCGTTTGAATGGAAAACTAACAGCAACATGATTTTGGTTGAAACACTAACAAGCGGACATGTTGAAACTTATAATGCTGGTGCAGTAATTACAGTATCATAAGAATAAAACGGAGGAAGTAAATGATAGATTATATCAAGGTCTATTGTGGTATTCCGATTTTAGTAACAGCTTATGATAGTAAACTTATCTTATTCCGTTCAATAGCTATTAAATTGCTAGAAAAAAATGGTATTAAAGCTGACGAAACAAGTGTATTAGTGAAAGACTTTATCTCTTGTTATTGTCGGCTTAATATTGTTGATGAACCAGCAGAACAATGGAGAAATGCTGAAATGAAACGTTTGGCTTCTTTGCAAGAGTTAATGTATTATGGAGGTATTTAATGATATTTTCACAAGTTACATTGCAAGTTGAGACGACTGTTAAGAAGAAGAACGGTGCTGAAGATAATGTTATAAAGCCTATTATTTTACCAGCAGTTAAACAGAGAATTAGTCAGTCAAGGCTTGATGAGTTTTCTATGGTTGGGCTAGGTAAAAATGTAAGATACGAGCTTAACGGAATCGGAGAAATGGAAGACTTGATTTTCAACTATTTCTTGAACGAAAAAGGCGAAACTTTCAAGCGTACAACATGGGAAAGAGACCCTAAAAATAACAAGATGACTTTAGAGGGGATAGTGAGCAACGGTATATGAACGAATTTGATTCTTATATAGATTGGTACAACAATTTACTTACAATGCCTTTAAATGACGTTATTTTAGGCGTTAAGGACACGATAGAGGACAAGACGGTATATTTATCACTTAGTGACTCAAAGGTCACTAAAATGGATAATACGAGCTTTGTAATGGGTTACTATTATCAAGTTGTTTTGTCTGTTAAAGATGTTGACGATGAACTTGTTGGACTAGTCGGAGATGTTTTGCAAAACGGTTGGAATATGACGAACTGGTCAGAGAATAGCCATTTGTACAATTATACTGGAACGGTTTATTTGCCTTGTGGTGCAGGTGGTCAAGCATGGCAATGAATTTACTTAATACATCAAGCATAGCTAAAGAAATGCAAACTAAAGTAACAGAACGCATGGGCGATTGGTTTGAAGCAGAGTTTAAAGCGAGAGCAAATAGCGCAAGCCGAAGGACTAGATCAATCAGAAGCCATGGTCATACCTATACTTATGCAAGATATCAAAATACTGGTCAATTGTCAAGTAACTTAAAACAAGTTAAAAAAGGCGATAAAATAGTTGTTAATGCAGGTACTAGAGCTAATTACACTAGCGGTTATCATGGCATGTATTTCTTAGTTGAAAAAAGGGGTATGCAAGAAGTTAAGACAACATTGAAAAAAGGCGCTAATTATGCCAATTCAATGAAATTATAGAAAAGAGAAAAAATGAAATTAGATTATAATTCACGTGAGATTTTCTTTGGTAATGAAGCTCTAATCGTAGCTGATATGGCCAAGGGAAGTAACGGAAAACCAGTTTTCACTAACCATAAAATTGTAACTGGTTTGGTATCAGTTGGCTCAATGGAAGACCAAGCAGAAACTAATAGCTATCCAGCTGACGATGTGCCAGACCATGGAGTGAAAAAAGGTGCTACCTTGCTTCAAGGCGAAATGGTATTTATTCAAACAGACCAAGCGCTTAAAGAAGATATTTTAGGTCAACAAAGAACAGCGAATGGTTTGGGTTGGTCTCCTACTGGTAATTGGAAAACAAAATGTGTTCAGTACCTAATTAAAGGACGCAAACGTGATAAATTTACAGGAGAATTTGTTGACGGTTATCGTGTGGTAGTTTATCCTCATTTGACACCAACAGCAGAAGCAACAAAAGAATCAGAAACAGATTCAGTAGACGGTGTAGACCCTATTCAATGGACTTTGGCAGTACAAGCAACTGATTCAGATATTTATTTGAATGGCGATAAAAAAGTTCCTGCTATTGAATACGAAATTTGGGGAGAACAAGCAAAAGATTTTGTAAAGAAAATGGAAAGCGGACTGTTCATCATGCAACCTGATACGGAACTTGCTGGTGCTGTTACGTTAATTCCTCCAGTTATTCCAAATGTTCAAACGAAAACTAAAGGGGGTAATGACGGAACAATTGTTTTACCGGCTATTTTGAAAGATTCTAAAGGTCGCGATGTAAAAGTATCCGCAGTAATTAAAGATGTAAAAGGAAATGTTGCAACAAACAACGAACTTGCTCCTGGCGTTTATATCGTTACATTCTCCGCTGAAGGTTATCCAGATGTTTCGGTAGGTGTCGCTGTAACCGACAAACCCTAGTGTGCCCGACGGGGCTCACCACGTAGCGTTTGCATATAGTGCAGACGGAAAAGATAGATTCACGACCGTTTGGCCCAACTTGAACTTATTAGACGGTACTAAAAACTTTAGTGGTAATTGGAAGAATTCAATTGGTTGGACAGTTGGCGAAACAACATATAAAGGCCTAACTGTTAAAAAACGAACTGAACCATGGGGCGGCATATCCAAAACATTTACAGCTCCGAAAGACGGTACTTATACTTTCTCAGCTTATGTTAAAAGTTCAGGAAATAATGCAAATGCAACTAGATTTGTTCTTGTAGATGATAAAGGTACTTCCATTGTTCCTGATAAGAAAATGGGTCACGACTTTGATTGGTTGAGAGATAGTTTCTCTATAACATTAAAAGCTGGCAAAAAAGTTTCAGCAACATATGAAATAACTGGTTCAGGCTCAGATTCAATTTTATGGACTGCTGGTCATAAGTGGGAAGAAGGTTCAACTGCTACACCTTGGATGCCTTCATTTAGTGAAGTAACAGCTGAAGATTATCCAAGTTATATTGGAACATATACTGATAATAACTCCAACGAACAAAGCACAGACCCATTAAAATATACTTGGAAAAAAATAGAATAAATAAAGGAATATATATAAAATGGCAAAACAATTAAGCACAGCACGTAAATTTAAAATGATTACAGGTAAAGACCTTTTTCAACAACAAAAGGCAATGGATGCAGAACTTAAAAAAGAAGACGGAGAAATTACTGATGTAATGGAGTTCGTTCAATATGGTTTATACTTGGCTCTTTTTCAAGATAACATTGTAAAAGCAAAAAGCGACTTTGCAGACTTTCGTTCTAGCTTTGAGTTCGATACTGACGGTAAAGGACTTAAAGAACTAGTTGAACTGTGGCAGAAAGAAATTTAATAAGCTGAAAGGACTGTAAATGATTTTAAAACATGCAATTAGATACTTAGAACTTACTGGTTCAGACTTTATTACAGATTTAAAAGACTTTGCAGACCTACAAAATTCTTTTGTCGCTGGATATATTCCTGATGACTTTACAGAGCAAATGGAGAGCTTTACAGACAAGTTGTTGATACTTTGGGTAGATTGTAACGGAGGACTGCAAAACGCCTTAGACGATAAAACAGAGCTTCCTACGACTAACGAGTTAATTAACATCTTCTGTAAAACTATTTTTATTCAAGAAAAAGAGGAAACGGAAGACGACATGGTCTTCTTTTCTTCTAGTTCATTGATTAAGAAAAAGAAAGATACTGTAAAGGAAAATAAAACTTTAGAACTTTTAACTATTTTAGGCAATAATGAAATTGATATAACACAGTTCATGGAAATGGAACTAGAACTTGTTTATAAATTAATTGAACTTATTGCAGAGAAGAAGAAAGAGGAAAAAGAAAAAGAGAAAAGGCGTAAAAGAAAGGGTATGTAATGGCAAGTAATGCAACGTTTGAGGTCGAGATATACGGTAATACCACAAAGTTCGAGAACTCACTTAAAGGCGTTAATACCGCAATGTCAGGGCTTAGAGGAGAAGCTAAAAACTTACGTGAAGCTCTAAAACTTGACCCAACAAATACCAGTAAAATGGCACAATTGCAGAAGAACTTACAAACGCAGTTGGGCTTATCACGTGACAAAGCAACAAAATTAAAAGAAGAACTTTCTACGGTTGACAAAGGTACGTCAGCAGGTCAAAAGAAATGGCTGCAACTTACTAGAGATTTAGGGACAGCCGAAACACAAGCTAACAGGCTAGAGGGCGAAATAAAGCAAGTAGAGGGCGCTATTAGTTCAGGCTCTTGGGACATTGACGCTAAAATGGACACTAAAGGCGTTAATAGCGGAATCAATGGCATGAAGTCACGCTTTAGCGGTCTTAGAGAAATTGCTGTAGGTGTATTTAGGCAAATTGGTGCAAGTGCTGTTAGTGCTGTTAGCAATGGCTTAAAAGGCTGGGTATCTGACGCAATGGATACCCAGACAGCCATGATTGCCTTGAAAAATACAATGAAGTTTAAAGGCAATGGGCAAGACTTTGATTATGTAAGTAAATCTATGCAGAAGCTCGCTAGAGTTACAAACGCAAATAGTGAAGATACTCTAAAACTTTCAACAACGTTCATTGGTTTAGGAGATAGTGCAAAATCAGCAGTTGGTAAAACAGAAGCATTAGTAAAAGCTAACCAAGCATTTGGTGGTACTGGAGAAAACTTAAAAGGTGTCGCACAGGCTTATGGTCAGATGTCGGCAAGTGGTAAAGTCACAGCTGAAAATATTAATCAGTTGACAGATAACAATACGGCTCTTGGTGCTTCTTTAAAAGATACTGTTATGCAAATGAACCCCTCATTACAGCAGTATGGTTCATTCAATGAAGCTGTTTCAGCTGGTGCTGTTTCAATGGATATGCTCGATAAGGCTATGCAGAATGCAGCAAACGGTTCAAGCAGTGCTACAAAAACAATAAGGGACACTTGGTCTGGTTTTAATGAAGATTTATCACAAGCCTTAATTCCTACACTTGAGGCTTTAACTCCTGTTATCAATGCTTTAATTGATAAAATGGACGATTGGGGCAAAGGTGCTGGCAAAGCTATAGAAAATGTAGTTAAGTATTTCCAAGACTTGTTCAAACAGTTACAACAAAATGGTGCGATAACTCAATTTTCTGCTATATGGGATAATCTAAAAAGTGCGTTCGGTTCGGTAATTGGAATTATTGGTAACCTTATAAAATCTTTTGCTGGAGTTGATGAATCTACTTCAAAAAATTCGACTTCTGTTGAAAATGTAGCAAACACAATATCTTCACTTGCTAATAAGTTCGCTGATATCACGAAAAAAATTGCTGACTTCATTGGTAAAATTAGTAAAAGCAAGGAAGCAATGGATGCTATAAAAATAGCTTTAGTTGCTTTAGCTGGTGCTTTCGTTGCTATGAAAGTTATCAACGGAATCATTAAGGCTTATGAGACATACAATAAGATTGTTGAAGCTGGTACAATTATACAAGGGGATTTCAATGCTATAATGGCTGTCAACCCATTTGTACTTCTTGGAATAGCAATCGCCGCTGTCGTTGCTGGTCTAGTTTACTTCTTTACTCAAACCGAAACAGGTAAAAAAGCATGGGCTAGTTTTGTAGACTTCTTGAAGAGTGCATGGGACGGAATAGTTTCGTTCTTTAGCGGTATCGGTCAATGGTTTGCTGATATATGGAATGGAGCAGTTGACGGAGCGAAAGGTATCTGGCAAGGTTTAGTTGATTGGTTCAGCGGAATTGTACAAGGCATTCAAAATATTTGGAACGGAATAACAACATTCTTCACTACCTTATGGACGACTGTTATTGGTGGTATTCAATCTGTATGGGGCGGAGTAACTGACTTTTTTAGTGGAATATTCGACGCAGTTAGTTCAGTAGTTTCTACAGTATTTAGCGCTATTGGTGGCTTTGCTAGTTCAGCTTGGGATGTACTGGTTGGCGTATGGAACGCAGTAGCTGGCTTCTTTGGCGAAATATTTAATGCAGTAAGTAATGTTGTGTCTAATGTATTCAATGCAATTGGTAGCTTTGCTTCTAGCGCTTGGGGAGTTGTTCAGTCAATATGGAACGCTGTTTCAGGATTCTTTAGTGGTATATTCAATAGTGCTAAAGATATAGTTAGCGGAGTGTTTAGTGCCATTGGTGGTTTTGCTTCTAATGCTTGGTCAAAAATTTCAGGTGTCTTCAACGGAGTAGGTAGCTTCTTTAGCGGAGTATTCAATGGTGCTAAAAATGCAGTAAGTGGAGTATTTAGTGCCTTTGGTGGTTTCGCTTCTAAAGCTCATGACGCAATAACAGGAGTATTTAAAGGGCTTGGAGACTTCTTTAGTGGGATATTCGGAGGAATCAAAGACACGATAGACAGAGTTCTAGGCGGTGTTACAGGCACGATTGAAAAAGTATCAGGAGCTATTAATGGTATTGCAGGGAAACTTGGCGGAATGTTTAAAGGTTCTATGGTAGTAGGTTTGCCAGAATTTAACTTATCTTCTAGCGGTTACGGTTTAAGTACGAACAGCGTATCAAGCGATAATAGAACATATAATACATTTAATGTACAAGGTGGTGCTGGTCAAGATGTTTCTAATTTAGCACGAGCAATCAGACGAGAATTTGACCTAGGGAGGGCTTAATGGTAAGACAGTACAAAATACATACCAACTTAGACGGAACAGACGACAAAGTTTGGGATGTTACAAATGGAAAAGTTAGATTTTACCAGCCCTCTAATTTAGGGTTACAATCAACTAATAATATCTGGCAAAGTAATGGCATTGGAGTAATGGGGACACGCTCAATTAAACAGCCTCAAATAGAGTTTAAATTAGAAACGTTTGGTGAAAGTTTAGAAGAAAATTATCGGTTAATGAAAGACTTCGTGAATGATATTCTTAGCAAAAAATTCGTTACACTTGAATATCAAACAGAGATTTTTCAGGTGTATGCTGATTTAGCTTTAGCAGATGTCACAAAGACAGAGGGTTACGGTAAGAACGGAACTTTCAGCGAAAAGATAACTTTTGATATAATCACAAAGTGGTATACTTACGAAAATTTAACTTTTGAAATGATTCAAAATGGTAAAGTTATTGCTGGAAAGTCTAAAATTTATGGTGGAACAGCACCAGGAGACTATAAGTATATCAAAGGAACTTCTTACACTTATTATGGAGAAAGTAATATAGACCGTTTAAGTCGCTGGGATATAAAAGATGAAATATTTAGTTTTATGGGGATATTATATCCGCAACTTCCTAAAACACCTACTGGAGTTAGATTTTTAGACGATATCGGAAATGAATATACTGCAATTGTATTCAAGACGGAAGAATTACAAGACTACATTTTAATAAATACAGATGTAAATGACGAAACCTATCAAGGTTGGAAGGGAACAACTGCTCTAAACTTATTCCCTGTAATGGACTTTGAGCGATACAGAACTCGTATAATTGAAAAAGGTCAAATGGAGCTAATCAATTTAAGTAAGGCAGAGTTTAAAGTTAAAAGAAAGGCGGACTTCGTTTAATGTTAGAAGCCAATGTGTATGATAACTTTAATCCGAACTATTATAATATATCTGATTTTAATCTTCCTAATGGTAAAAAAGAAAAAAGAGGGTTACCGATACCAAAAGCAAGATGTCAAGTTATTAACTATGAATTGTGGGAAACGGGCTATCTTTACACTTCATCAGCTACATTGACCGTTTCGGTAGAAGTTGGAGATATTGTTCAAATTCTTTTTCCTGAAGTTGTTCCAATCGAGGAGGCTCTAGGTCAAAAGAAAAAGCTGAACTTAGATATGGTTTACCTTGTGACAGATGTAGATGAAAGTAATAAAGCTACATTAAAGAACTATTTTTGGGCAATGATTGAAAGCCTTGATGTTCCAAACGCAATAACTAAAACGACAAATTTTGCTATCATTGATTATTTAATTGACCCTCGTAAAAATAATTTAATGAGCTATGGTTATTTCTTTAATTCAACTATCTTTGAAGGAAAGGCTACAATCAACCGAAAAGCGGAAACTTCATCGGCTCATGACGTAGCAAAAAGGATATTTTCAAAGGTTCAATTTCAACCAACTACGACAATTCAACATGCTTCATCTGAAACAGACCCTAGAAACTTGTTATTCATTAACTTTGCTTCAAGAAGCTGGAATAGAAATAGAATCACGACAAGAGTAGATATTAAGCAAAGTGTGACAATGGACACGGAAACAATAACAGAACGTTCAGCTTATAATTTCGCTGTTGTATTCGTTAAAAATAAGGAAACAGATGACTATACAGACCCTCCTAAAATGTACACAGCAAAAAATAATGGAGATGTCATTGATTATAGCACTTATGGCGGAGACGGAACAGACTTGCCAGATGTAAGAACAGCTAAAACATTATTTTATGATAGAGATGACCACGGTACCCCACCAGATATCTCAACCATTAAAGCAGAAGTTTCGCCCTCTACAATCGTCACAAGGTTAATCTTTAACCAAAATGAACTTTTGCCTTTATATGTTAATGACTTGGTAGATATATGGTACGAGGGTAAACTATATTCAGGTTACATAGCAGACAGAGTTAAAACAGAGTTCAATGATAGACTTATCTTTGTAGAAAGTGGAGACAAACCAAATGTTATATGAGTATGTTGCTACTTATGGCGACAAATATAGAATAGATAGTTTTACAGGGTACAGAGAGCTCCGTAAAGACCACTTAGAACTATTGTCAGGTAAAGTATACTATAATAGCGAAAACTCGCTTAGAATCGAAACTACGCTCTTATATGAGGTCGGTCAATTTGTATCAATTGGTGGTTATCCGTATGGCGGTAGAAAATTTAGATTATTAGAGCTGTCAATTACTGATAACCCAGTTTTAGATAAAGCGAAGATAATTTCAAGAAAGGTTAAAAATGACAATTAAAAACTTTACATTCTTTAGTCCAAACGGTACAGAGTTTCCAGTCGGTTCTAATAATGACGGAAAACTATACATGATGTTGGCTGGAATGGACTATGGAACAATTAGACGAAAAGACTGGACAAGTCCGTTAAATACAGCTCTTAATGTACAATATACTAATACTTCAATTATTGCTGGTGGAAGATATTTTGAACTATTAAACGAAACTGTAGCTTTAAAAGGAAATGCAGTCAATTATATCCATGCAAATATTGACTTAACTCAAACAGCACACCCTGTTACTTTATCGGCTGAAACTTCAGACAATAGCAATAATGTTGATTTAAATAATAATTCAGGTGTACTTAAAGTTGTGATAGATATTAGAACAACTAACGGAACTGGAGTTATAAACGCTAAGCAACCAACTGAACATACTTTACTTGATGATGTTATTATTAATAGCCTAGTCAATCAAAAGGATGTTCCTTGGACTGATTTAAATAGGGCTGGTGGAGTAGGTTCAACAGGTACATTACAGGCAAGGATTATTAATGGTGTAATTTACGTTAGAGGAAATAGCATTCCTGTGCCAAATGTCGCACCGAATTTCATTGTTCCGGTTGGCACTTTCCCACCTGCTTTTGGAACAAATCTACCTCAATTTGATACTGCTGGTACATTTTATTCTCCTGGCCACCTGTCGTTATCTTTAATTAACATGTCTCCAAGTGGTATCGCAGTAGGTAATCCAAATAACACTTCAATGAACGGAAAAACAATATCTTTCGCTTTATCAGCGCCTTTATTGTAAACAAATAGAAAGCAAAATATAATGGTAACTAGAATGATTTTAATAACTATCTTGATTTTGGCGATCTTGTTCGCTACATGGGTTAAAGATAGAGAAACAATGAACCCACCTTTCAAACGTAGACTTGTGATTGATTTGACGGTAGTCTTCGCGCTATGGGTTTTATATGCAGTCTTTTACTTTACACAAACACCCTCAACTTCTGATATCGCTAAAACAGTGATTAACATAGGATTGTTGTACTTCGTAGGACAATTTATTTACTTAATCGCAAAAATTAGCCCTATGTTTGATGGTTTGGTTAAACTTATCAAGAAGAATGGTGTAAGTATTCCCGAAGTTGAAGAAGAACAAACGGAGGATAAAAAAGAATGAATATAACTAATGCTGGCGTTCGTGGGCATAATCCTACTGGGGTTGTAATTCACAATGACGCAGGCTCAAATGGTGCTAACACTAGCTTTTATAATGGCTGGCTACCCACTCATGACCCAACAAACGGCTTTGCTCATGTCTACATTGCTTCTGACGGACGATTGCAGGCTTCTGACTTCTCTAACAAGGCATGGCATTGCGCTAACTCATACGGTAATGCTAACTATGCTAGTTGGGAAGTATGCCAGTCAGAGGGAGATTTAAATCAGTTCTTGAAGAACGAACAAGCGGTACTAGACGACGTAGCTAAGTATATGAAACAGTGGGGCTTAACTCCTAATCGTGATACAGTCAAGTTACATCAAGAACTATCATCTACTTCATGCCCTAGACGGTCAGTAGAAGTCCATGGTGGCACTTTAGAAAGTTGTCGCTCATATTTTATTGCAGAACTAAACAAACGCCTTACAGGGAAAACTGAAAGCAAACAAAACGAAAAGGAAATCGAAATGTATCTTATTTATTGTACAGACACAAAACGCTACTATGTATCTAATGGAGTATCAGTACGCTATGTACGATCTACACGCATGTTAGAAAACTATCAAAACAAATGGGGTAAACTTAATTTGCCTAAAGATACCATGTTACAAGTGGAACTAGACGCTGAATTTGGGCCAAACGCAACTAAACCATAAAATAAAAAAAGACCACCTTAATTGGTGGTTTTCTTTTGTAATTGAGCATATTTTAAAGAGGATATACCTACTTTCTATTTTTTGTTCTTTGTTTATTTGGTTACTTTTGTTATTTCATTCTTTATAAATATGATATTAAGTGCCCTTTTACTTTCCAGCCTTTTCTAACACTCTTGGCTATCCCAGATGTACTTTTATACCCTGTTTTTCTACAAAACTCACTAACAGATTCAAATACAATGTCATTCCAAATTATTTTTTTAGAACTATATTTTTTACCTATTTTAGAACACCTATCCGTACCAGTCCTGTCAAACATTCTTCTAGTATTTTCGGCTTGCGTAACATATTCTAAATTACTTAGTTTATTATTGTTTTTGTTTCCGTCTATATGGTCTACTGTTAAGGTTGTATCTCCAAGAAAAGCTCTAGTTATAACTTTATGCAAAAGGGTCGCTTTATTGTTTATCGAGACATTCCAATATCCGTTTTTCTTTTTGTTAGGTTTCATTTTTCTGTAATGATTCTTATGAATTTTCCAGACTTCGCCATTACTTAAAATAATATAATTTTCTTCATATATTCTATATTTTACCATGTTACCCACGCTGTACCTCCTGAACCTTGATATATACTTACTGCTTTGTCCAAATATTCTTGTGGTGTCATCCCAGAAACATTTCCATGTGAATTTTGGTTAATTTGAAGAAGTCCATAACATCCAATCGGATTAGTAACATAAGGGTTGCCACTAGATTCTTTATAAATAATATCAAGCCATTTAATAGCACTTACTCCTGTCTTACTTGCTAGGTATTCACTAGCCTGTTCTGGACTTACGCTAGACCAATCCGCCCCAACATTGCCATTAATTGCTTCGTTTGGTACAGCTCCCTCATTTTCATCTTTTCCACTAACTTCTTGCGTCCTTTCGGTGTCAAGTTGTTCAGTTGTCTTATCATGTTCTCTTGCGATTCTGTCAGCTTCGGCTCGTTTTTCAGCTTTAACTCTTCGTTTATTTTCTTCACTAATTCGTTGTTCTTCAAGTGCTTTCTCCTTAGCTTGCCTTATATGCTCATATTTTGCTTTCTCTTGCGTTTTAAACTCTTGTTGATATAATTGTGCCACAATATCATTAAAGTTGTTATTTGCCCTTTTATGAGCTTGCTGAATTAGTACAATACTTCTAATTGTATCGTCTGTTAAAATAAAGATAATTATTCTCCTTTACGTGTACGTGAATTATAATATGCTTTCGCCATAACTATGTCTTTATTATTTGCTTTCATATTTTTAAATGACTTAATAACTTTATATTCGCCCTGTGAATCAATTTCAATTAAACGCATTTCAAATAAAGGAACAAGCCTATACATTGTTAATACAAACGCAAAATCATTATTTGCTTCTTCTAGCGTGTCGCTTGTTTTATAATAATCTCCGTCCATTGCGCTATACCAAATCTCATATTTCATGCCATGCTCTTTTCTATTAAATCTTTTCTTAAAATTTTGGCGGTTCTTGTCGTTCTGGCGTTTCAACTTTATCATATTCGCCATTTTTAATATAAAAACTATTTTGTTTGTATAATTGTTCTAGTTCTTCATTCCATAACTTATAATAGTTCCATAAGTCTATTGAAGTTTTAGAATTAACATCATTAATTTTCAATTCATGTACAGCCATTTGTTCTAAGTGACTACCGATTAATTTTAAAATAAACCATTGTGCGTCTTGTGCTTCTTTTTTCATGCTATACTCTTTTCTATGTTTCAATTGCTTACCTGATTAATGGCTTCAATAATATTATTGCCAGTATTTATTAGAATTTCATCACTTACAATTACATTCTTTCTTGAAAACAGTTCATTCTCAATCTTCATAAAGTGCATTGCTTTAGCTAAAAATTGAGCCGATGATTCATAATATAATGTTTCTAGTTCATCATCTGAAAGCTGTGTTAAGTCGTCATTAGCAAAAGTTGTAAGTTTTCGCTTAATCTCTTTGCCTTCATCATTTTCTTCTATGTAAAAACGTTTCATCTATTCATTCCTCTAATTTCAAATTTTTCAATAATATACCGTTTAGAACCAAGTTCAAAGCTGACTAGATAATTATTGAAAGGGTCTTTCTTGTTCAAGTCATTAGCAATCTTTCGAGCTGTTGACCGTGGATATTTTGAACTATTAATCTTCCGTGTGTACTTGTGTAATATTATCTCATTACCTCTCTTTGCATTCTACGCTTCAATCGTTGCTTATATAGATACTCTTTACTTGGTTCTAAACTAGACAATATCTCATCTAGTAAGTCAAACGCTTCTCCGTTATCTCCTACGCTATCAATCTTTTTAAGGGTAAGTTCGTGCATTTCATCATCATTGAAAAACATAGTAAGATAAGGGAATGCTACGGTATTCGGTAAGCTCAAACGTGATTTAGTCATTTTTAAGTTAGGATATTTACCTGTTTCAGCTTTAACTTTTGATTCAAACTGACTTATTCCGACACCTTGCTCTTTTAGCATGCTATTAATTCTTTCATACAATTCTTCATTTGTCATTATGCTATAACCTCAATTATTTCTGTATGCTTTTTAACTTCATATCTTTGTTCTTCTGGAAGCAATTCATTCCATTTTAAAGCCTCTTTTTTATTATAAAACTTACGTGATTTAATTTCTTTTTCCCATATCCAAGTTACTGTATAGTATGTAAATTCATCTTTCATTATCCAATTACTCCTGTCTTGATGTTTAGCCTTTGCTGGCTTGATAAGTGATAACATGAGCACCGTTTGCAATAATAAGTTCTAACTGGTATTTTATCATCTTTATTTTTCTTACTCTTTTTATTATGCTGGGCATTAGCTATTGAGTATAAAGCACCCATTTTTGTGTATTTGCGTTTCTTACACATATTATTCACTAGCTTTCTTGATCATTGCTTGCTTATAAGCCACAATCGTTCCGTCAAACATAGCGCTTTGGATTTCTCCTTGTTTAATAAACCCTTTTTGTTCTAATTGAATTACTTGTTTTGTTAATCCTTTTAATGTAAATGCTGTTGCTACTTTAATTTTGTCCTTAGGTTTTCTGTTAAATAATTTCATTTGTTTTTTCACCAAAACTTTCTATTTTCATGTCTTCGTAATTAATTATCAAAAACACTCCATTCATTTATTGTAAATAACTCAAAGCCTTTTAACTTGTCTTGCTTTTCAATTGCTACCTGCTTATTATCTTGCTCTCTTAGCAGTTCAATTATAGGTCTACCAATATCGAACCACTTGACTACTGTATTAACTTTAAGTCCGAAATGCTTAGCACATTGAGCCTTACAACTAAAGTGTAGTTCTTCTTCTGTAATAGGGTTATAAGCTATTATTTCCCTATCTTTTCGCATTGCCATTATTTAACCACCTTTCTATAAGACAATATTATCAAATTACTTTATATTTGTCAAGAATTAACTTAGACCTCTTCAATAAATTCTAAGTATCTTTCATCAATCGCTTTAATTTCTTCTTTAGTGAACTCTGACTTGAAGTTATTTCTTTCTTCTTTGAACCCTAGGAAGATGAACTTTTCCCCTAGCTCATTTTTAAAAGAATTCAAATATCCTTTTTTGTTGTTCATCAGCTTAACATTGTATTTTTCCATTTGCGTCTCCTTCATTTCTATAATGCCATTGTATCAAAAAAAGCTAATGCTGTCAAACATTAACTCTTTTAACTTTTATTTTTCTACTTTCTTTTTAAAATGTTGTAAATGTTTAGCTACTTCATGTTTATCAATTTCTTCTTGTGTCCATTTATAACGTTTTTGGTTAGGCACTTTAAGGAAAAATTCCAGTCCAATATCTTTTGCCAAATAGCCGTTTCTATCATGAGGCTCTGGAATACAGATATAAAATAACTCATCTTCTTCTACTTCCCATTTATCACGGTTCAACAATAACCATAAGTGAACTGCTTTAGTATACCCACTTAATCTAAATACTTCTAAAATATTTTCATACTTCTCTGTATCGCTAACTTCTACTTCTTCATACAATTTGTTGAAAATTTCTCTGCCAAAACGTTTGCTATATATTGTGTCATCAGTATCTAATATTTGATGTTCTTCTAGCCATTCGTTCAACTCTTTAGAGATAATGATTTTTTCTGTCATTTTATTCGCCTTTCCAGTTTTTGAAATCATCGGCCATATCTTGTGTAAAGCCCATAATATCTTCAGTAGTGTACTCTGTAAGCTCATTCTCGTTACTTAACTTAGCCAGTTCTTTGGCATAGTCTAGAGCCTTATTGTGGTCCTTGTCGTAGCTTTCGCCCTCTTTCTTGCCAGCTCTTACTAGATACTTTAATACCTGCATTGCATACCAACCCACAAGCTCTTCGTAGTTAAAATTATGTTTCAAGTATTCGTTAAGTTCCACACCGTATTCATTGGCATAGTGCCGATTCTTTTTAAAATTCATTAGATGATTCCTCCAAGCCATGCAATACTCAATATTGCAATCATAGCCAGCCATGCAATAGCTATAAATGCAAAGCCGACACCTACAACTATCGTTAAAGTTTTTACTGTATCTTTCATTTTGTTCTCCTTAGTTTGATTGTCTGTATTTTTCCATAACATTAGGGTATTTACTGACAAATTGCAATTGTTCTTGATGTAAACGACTTGACCAATGGAATAGTCTATCAATTTCAGCTAAAGCACTCAATTTTTCATACATCTCTTTAATGTAAAACTCTGCATTTCCTACTGACTTCCAGTGTGCTGACGTTCTCACAGAGTACCCATTTTCAGCAAGTTTTTGTGCGTTTATATCAGCCTTTTCTTTTTTCTTCATCAGGCTATCAATCTCTTTAAATATAATCTTTAACAATTTCACTTGATAGTTTTGCACTATTTCTTCGGTTGTCATCTCTGCACCTCTTTCATAATTACATTCTATCAAATTGCTTTTACTTTGTCAAACATTAACTGTTCTTTGTCTTTCTAATTTGGTAAAATTTATTCCATTTTTCTATAAGTTCCAGTAATTCAGGTTCATCATATTCGGTAAACAGTTCAACCTGTGATGTATACCAACAGTGCAAACAGCGATCGCAACTATAACAGACGTTCACGTATCCTCTACAATCTTTGCAAACTCCTAAGCCGTCACTCGTTGGTATATCGAAGCAGTGGCAATATCTTTTGTCATTAAAATATTTTCTTTTCATTATTCCTCCTCTTCAAGTGCTACATTCTCGGCCATTACAACATCAATATCCTTTCCAGTCACTTTTTCGATATAATCAACTGCAAGTTTATTGGTTTTAGCTAGGTCCACAAGCTTTCTGTCTACAAGGTTTCCAACAACAATATCTTGAGTGATATTTGCTGCTACGCTTGCTTTAATCAATGTTTGAATACAACTCTCTAGTTCTTCTTGGAGTTTTTCAACTGTTTTGTTTACAATATCCATTTGTATTTTTCCTTTACTCATATATGCTATTATAATCTATTTCTTTTTAATTGTCAAGCAATAAGTGCCATGGACCACTAATAAAATAATTGTTATTATGAATAGCGGTGGGATAAATACAGTTACTGCAAACCAAACAATAGAAACTAAAGTGTAGATCATGATTTTAAGTATTAGTTTACCAGCAGGAGTTTCTTGAAAGATTATATCCTCATCTAATGATGAATCATCTTCTGTTGAATTACCGTAACATATTTTGCTTTCATCTACTTCGTATTGGTTTCTACAATAATCACATTTACCATTAGTGAAACTTGAAGCCCCACAGGTTCGGCATTCTACTAATTCCATTGTTATTACCTCTTTCATTTATTGAGATCATTATATCAAAAAAACTCTAAGCCATCAAGCCTAAAGTTTTTATTGTTAATTATTTTTCTTTCAATTTATTCTTGAACCAAATAATGCGTTCTTTGAACCAAGCGTCAACTCCTTCAGGACGTAGCCATTTGCCTTGTTTAACTCCGTTCTTTTCCATGAACTCAATCACTTTAGTTGGAGTTTCTAGGTCGTCCCACATAGTATATTGTTTTGCTGAATTGAATTTACTAAACATTTCAAGTGTTTCGATGTAGCTATCTTTCAAAAGTTCCGTGTCAAGCAATTTTTGGGCTTTCTCAGCACGTTTAGCGAGTCGTTCGTTAGCTTGTTCCAGTTGTTCCTTTTGTCGCTGTAAGCTCAAGTTATGATTGATGTAAGCAATTTGCTGTGCATGTCGTCCAAGTTTTCCCTGCGTGTTAAGCTCGATCAGTTTAGCTAAACCCTCGCCAAGAATTTCATCAGCTACAAGATTATACTTATATTTTTTATTTGTGTTTCGTACGTAGTTATCAAGCGTTTGTTTAATTTTAAGTTTTTTATGTAGTTCTCTTAATGTTGTCAATTTAATACTCCCTCATATATTTTACCAAACTTCAAAGCATTAATTTTAACTAGCTGTTTCAAGTCTGATATAAATTGCTGTTCTCCGTCAAAGTCAAATGGCATTGATACGTTTTCCTTGATCCAAGCGAAAGCTCCGTCAAAGTCTTGTCTTAGTAAGCTCATCTTATCAACGATGTCGATAATTTGCTCTCTCTCTTCTGCTGTGTACATGTAACCGACTTTCTATCAAAAAGGCAAATCTTCAGTATTAACTTCAATCGGTTCAGCTCCTCCAAATAAATCTTGTTTAGCTTGTGCTTGTGCGCCATTTCCGTCATGAATAAACACTTTTTCAACAGTAGGGAAAACAAAGTTATAATTTACGTACTCGCCTGATTCCTTAGCTTGTACACGACCGCTTACCGTTATGGTGTCTCCTAATTGAACGAAGTCAGGCAAGAACGCTGAACCGTACGCGACTTTTACGCTAGATCCTTTTTCTTTTTCAAATAAAGGTACTGAAATAATTTTCTTGTCGCCTTTTGCTGTGCTTACTGTTCGTGTATTTTTTTCGTTTGCTTGTGTTGTAACTGTGATAATTGCCATTTTTTATTTTCCTTTTTCTGCTTCTTGCTGTGCTAACCAAATCGTCATGATGTCGGTAATTTCTTTTTTAGTCTTATTTTTCAAGCTGTCAATATTTTGGTATCCTAGTTGTTCAGCTCGTTTGATAAGTGGTTGAATCTCACGAAGTCGTTGCTTTTCTGCTTCAAGTTCTTTCTGCTCTTCTGTCAAGTCAGGCAAATCTTCATTTGCGTAGATATATAATCCTAAACCATGACGAGCGATCGCCTTAACTAGTCCGCGTTGAATGGCTTTATTTACGTCCATTGAAGTAATTTTTTCAACTGGGATAGATTGGTTACGATAGTCCATAACAGGTAGATACTCAATATGCTCTAAGCCCTCAATAGTCATACCAACTTTAACCCAAGCTGTGTGACCGTCTGTGTGATAATTTAACCCAAGCTCATTTTCATAAACTTTACTGTTAGCTTCAGGATATACTTTTTTAACTTCAGACCATGCAAATGCCCAACTCAAATAATCAAGATTGTTCTTTTTACTCTTTTTGTCATTGACATTAATGACGCTTAAGGTTTCAAATACGCTCATTTTTTCCTCCATTTATAGCCTCCTGCACTTTTTCTTTTTCCGTTGCAACATGCACTTATACTAGTTGCATCAATCCCTGTTTCTCGTTCTGCTTGTCTCATTGATTTAAATACATTTAATATATTATCATTTAAGTCTAATTGAATAACTTTTTGGGAGAGTTTTTCAGCAACCCTTTTTGTTCTAGTGCCATGTATGGCGTTTTCTCTTTCAGTGCACCATTCAAGATTACTTAAATCATTGTTTAACTTATTTTCATCAATGTGGTTAACTTGAGGCTTTTCTTCAGGGTTATCTATAAAAGCAGTTGCTATAATTCTGTGCAGGAGCAGATTTTTCCTTTTATTATGTTTATATAAGCAATGCCTTAAATATCCGTCTTTAGTAATCCAAGGTTTAAGCACTATACCGCTTTTTATATTTCTAACTCTACCTAGATTTGATACTTCATATTTTTCAAAACCCTCAATTTCAACAAAAGTTTCAACTTCGCTCATTTTCTCCTCTTTCTACAATGAATACATCACCTTGCCTTGTAATTTCAATATTATATTTAAGCATAGGCAGGATCCAACCTTCGTCCCAATAGTTCCACAAGTCATTTATTAAGCCATATAAGCACTCGTTAGGCCCAACCCTATACTTTGTCTCGTTCATTTCTTCAAGCTCTTTAGATAGCTTTCTGACGCCTCTAGCATAATGTTTACTTGCTTTTTCTCTTGCTTTTAAACTTTTGTAATTGCTTTCCATAAATGAACTTTCTAATATCGTCTTTCTGCTGTTTTTCCTCTTTATCAGACCAGCCAACCTTTTGACCTTTTCGCTTGCCACTTTGATAAACTCGCCTGTTATCATCAGGAAAGCCATTTTTCTCGAAGTATATTCTAGCATATTCAAAATAATTTAAGCTGTTTATGTACTGCTGACTATCTTTTTTGTGATAATTAAGAGTTATCAATCGCCTTTCAGCTAGAGATTCAAAAGATGTTATCATACTTCTTCTTTAATAAAACCTAAAAGTTTCAAAGCTACATATTCTTCGCTATTTTCTTCAACCTCTTTTGCAAATTCTTTATCACTAGTTAATTCTTCTTCTCCAGCATAATATAAAGGTGCAAACCTAGTCTTATCAGAAAAGTTATAAAACTTAAATTTAGGTACAATGACTTCATAACCGTTAATAACAGCGTCTAACATTTTTCCTTTTTCATCAAGAGTAAATGGTTCTTTTTCGCCTTTTTCATAACATTTTCCATTACCGTCTTTAAGATAATGGTTCCAACCATACCTACCAATATAATGGAAAGCTTTATCATTACAGACAAAGGTTTCAAGATAATCAGCTTGTTCTTGCGTTAATTTAACCACTATTTATAGTTCTCCTTTATTTCTATATATATTATTATACCAAAATTATTTATTATTGTAAAGCATTAGATGATATTTTTTTATTTATTTCTGCTTTTAACTGCAATGCTCTAATCAATGCACGTTTAGAATAATCATTTTCGCAAGCGTTATGCAATTTCTTTGACTGTCTGACTAGAAATTCAGCACGATTTAGCCAGACTTTAAAAAGCTCATCATTATTCCATTCTGCTTTTATCATTTCTTCTAATGCACGATACAGCCAGCCATAAACTTCTACATGTAAGTTAATTGCCTTGTTTTCGTAATTAATCATTTTCTATTACTTTACCTTGCTCTTTAGCTAAGTCTAAGAAAGCCTGTGCCGATTCTTTCGTTACTTCTTTAGGAGTTTCCCTTTTTACTTTTTCCACTAGTTCACTATCAGGTTCTTTTTTAGATTTATTGACACAAGTAAATACTGAATCAACGTAAGAAAAGTTTAAATCATCATCAAACTGATATCCACGCGCTTTTACTGATAACTTAGAGAAGTCGTTATGCTTGCCACGTTTAGGGCTTAACATCAACATAAACTCTGCCCAAGCTGTAAGAGTAGAACCACCTAAGGCATCGCTAGGCTTTACTATATATGCTTTGTCGTCCATTGAATTTGCATAAGCTGATTTGTTTGCATGAGCTACCAGTAAGAAAGTTACATCTTGAAAGAGCAACTTGAGTCGTGTAATCCTCCTAAGCATTGGTTCAAAGTCCTTGCCATAGATAATATCTCCATTGCGTAGCATTGTCATAAGGTTGTCTAAAATAACGAACTTGATATCATTTTCTTTGATGTACTCATACAATAAATTCATGTGGTACGAATCATCAAGCATAAACTCTCCACCTGTTAAAAAATGCAAGTCTTCTGGTGCAGTGTCTTTATTTCTAAGCCGTTTATTTAACTCTCTGTCAGTATCCTCATTATCTATGTATAGTGTCTTGCTTCGCTTTGTGTCATAACCAAAAAAAGGTAGTCCTTGTGATACCATTAAAGCCATGTGCATTGCTAGAGAGCTTTTAAACGACTTAAATGGAGCTACCAATATTCCAGCTTGTGAACTTGGCATTAAAGTATCAATAAGCCAGTCATCTTTTAAATTTATTAAGTCTTCACGCTCTTTTAAGTGCTTGGCTGTCTGTACTTTTTCAAATATATTGGTCACTTTTTAATTCTCCCCTTTTGGTTTATAGTTTTCAATACATATATGCCGTGTAATGTATTTTCTTTGCTAGTACACCATTCTAGGTTATTTAAATCGTTATTTTGCTTGTTTCCGTCAATATGGTTTACTATTTTTTTATTTTCTGGGTTAGGAATAAAAGCGAATGCTAATAATCTATGTTTTTTCACTTTCAAAGTTCTATTATCAAAACTTACTGAAAATTGATAATAACCGTCTTTGTCTTTGTGCTCTTTTTTTTGTTTACCGTTTTTAGAAAATAGTTTTCCGTCTTTTGTTAATGTGTATCTTTCTAACGCTTTTTTATATAATTCATCATTAAACTTCATTTATTTCTCCTTTAGTATATAATAACAAAAAAGACTTGAAAAGTCAAGCCTTAAATACTATTATTGAAATCTCTATATTCTACTATTGTATTATAATTTTTTTCAATTGACCAAATATAATAATAATCATAAATTAAGCCATTTATTTCATTTATTCTAATTTTATACCCTTTGTTAAAAAGTTTATTGTACCAATAATGTAAGACTGGCAGCTGTGGGAAATTTTTAATATCTTTTACAATATTTACAAGCAAGTTATAAAAATCTTCTTCACTAAAGTTTTCAAAGTCTTCAAATACTTCTTCTTTTTTGCTCAAGTTCTTCTAATTTTAGGTCTAATGATTGATTTTCTCTTATTAGTTCAACACCTCTTGCTTTTTGGCTTTTATATAGATTTTCATAAAAGTTACGCTCTTTCCTTATCCCTTTACAGAAAGATTTTTCTTTTAATGCTCGTGTTTTCCAATAATCAACATCTTCTTTTAATTTTGCATATTCTTCACTACTAATAATTTTAAACATTTCTTCTCCTTAATTAAACATATTAAACATATTAATATGTAGCAATAAGCAAAGACACCATAATAAAGCAACTAATAAATAAATACTTTCATAAGCAAAGCCTAAATATCCATTTCCAGCAATCAAAATTATATCAAAAATAATCTGTAATATAGTTATACTTTTCATATTTCTCCTTTTCTTATACCATACTATCAAATTGTTTTATATTATTTGAACCAAGATAAATCAATTTCATTAGCTAAGTAAGCTATTTCTTTCAAGGCTTCTTCGTCTGTCATACTTTTTGAATCACACTCTTTAAGTTTACGCTCTATTTCGTCAGCTGTTTCGATCGCCTCTTCTAATGATTGAGTTTTGTTAAAGTTTTTCATATTTTCTCCTTTTCTTATACAATAGTATCAAATTATCTTACATTTGTCAAATATTAAATTCTATTATGTGCTACTTTTTTACATAGCCCTTAGCCCTTATCGTGTCGTATAATCCCAGCAAGTTAAAAGAAAAGAAACTTAATTTCAAAACTTTTCTATAAATAACTCTGTCAGACTTCTACGCGTCACGGAGTGTTTCTGTTCACCGACACTCATGGAACTCATAATCTTTTATTTCATGCTACGCTCTAGGCTGTTTGTAAAGTAATCACATTTTCAATTGAGTCTAGGTTTTAAGCAACTATCCTGACCCTCAAGCGTAAGATTATAAATGACTTTCGATATTTTCAACTTTATTCAATGTTGAATTCTCTACTTACATTAGTTACAAGTCATTCAGCAACTAACTATTTAATTAACTTAGATAATAATAACATAGACATTTTCACTTGTCAACTATTATATACTTATATTTTAACATATCATGTTTTTCATAAAAAAAAGTATGACATTACAAAATATCAAATTAAATCAAACACTCCGGAATTCCTTTAGAAATAATACAAACAAGTAGCTTATTGTGCTTACTGATTTCTGTATATATAAACAGACTCAGTTTGTACTTACGGCCTTAATCTCTTGTCAAATCGGCGTAGCATAATAAAAAGCCACTAACGTGGCAGTTATATTTTTTCTATTTTTTCTCCATTTAATTCGCTATCATGTCTCAAGTGATAAGATATATTTGACTGTGTTGTTCCAAAGTATTCGGCTATTTCTTTTTGACTTTTGAAAAATATATTATTCCATTTATATTTGTTTTTTTTATTCCTTTTATGTTTTGTTCTTTCGTATAAACTTCCACCAAGTCTTTTATCTCTTCTCCTATTATTTTCTTTGTGAGTAACTATTTCTAAATTATTAACATTATTATTTTCCTTATTTCCATCTAAGTGGTCTACATCAAATCCTTCTATTTCTCCTAAAAAAACTCTTGCTATAATTCTATGCAAATATTCGTTTTTATAATGTATAGTCACTCTGACATATCCGTTATTTTGTTTTGTTACGGTTGGTTTTTTATCTACAACATTTCCATTTTTAGTGATTCTTTTTATTTTACCGTCACTAGAAACTAAATAAATACCTTTATATAATTTTTGTTCAACTTTCATTTATTCTCCTTTACTTTTATAGTATACCATTTTATAATTATTTTGTCAATAAATGGATATTATTACGATAACACAAAGAAAAATATGGAAAAATGCGTTTGATATAATATATACATGAGGTCGAGAGAGGAAACAAATAAATGACTGACGAACAACTTTTATATAAAATGGAAACTTTGTCACGTTATGATTTTAGCGAGTTTCTTCATGATTGTTATGTTAATGGATTAATAACAACACGACAACTTTTTGAGTTTAAGGGAGAATAAAGAAATGAATAAAGAACATATTTTAGCACAAAAAGAAGTATTAACTCCAATTGAATATGAACACTATGTTAAGCACTTATTTGATATCGGAGAAATTACTAAAGAGCTTTATATTGAATTGAGTTCTGATTTATGAGCAAAGCCTTAGCGATTGACTTTAGCACTTCTAATACTGGTTATGCGTTTCGCAATCCTTTAACAAATGAGTATGTAGTCGGTTCAATTGCAGGTGGCAAAAGTAAAGATCCTTTGGAACGTGCAAAGATAATTGCTGACGGTATAACAGAAGTCATTGAGCATTATAACTTATTCGACTACTTTATTTATATTGAAGAACCTATTATCACGTTCAAGTCTAAGGGTAACATCTCATTGATTAGAGCTAACGGTTCATTCTTAGGAGTCATGCGTAACCGTCATAACATTGGCTATGTTGATATAAGTAATTCAATGTGGTGCGGTTATCATCTTATTAAAGGTAAAAGCAAAGCAAGAAAAGAACAAAGTATTGAGATACTAAATAGTTATAACATTGTTCCAGAAGATAAGGTTAATGACGATATGGCAGACGCCTTTTGTATCTTACTCTATGTAGAAAGTCAGGAGAATAAATGATTGTAATTAACATTGCCTTGATTATTCTTGGCATTTTATATGGTGTAGGTTCAGTTACCAACTTTAAGGAGTGGTATTATCGCCATGACTATCTAGCTATTGCATTGAGTGTATTTACATCAATCTTATTGGTAGTGGCTGGAGTATTAAACATATTGAATTAAAATAATAGGTGCGCTGATTGACGGTGCTTAAATGTTATAGAGTTAACAGCCTAAGCAATAGGGTGCAAGGTGACGGGAATGCCTTAGTTAAATGAGTGTCGCCAACTAACAGCCCTTTGCAATTAGAGATATAAGTAAGCTGTGATAATAGCCTTGGCTACTTCAAATGGTTCGAGTCCATTGTATCTCATTCTCCTTTATTTATTATATGTCAGTGAACATTTAACGTAGCTGGTATATAATAACACTTGATATAGATAATAGTAAGAGGTAGCGCCTTGAGCTAAGGAATACTGGTGCAGGTCCAGTCCAAGTGATAGTGGTGTATAGTCCATAGAAGAAGTGCTAAGCAATGGCGCAGTACCTTGGCATAACTATACTTAATCATATTGTGGGCAACTGTGCATGGTTGCTAAGGTATGAGGTAAGAGTAATTGGAGGAAGTACAGGTCGCAACTGTGTGGGGTTCGATTCCCTGCTACTGCTATAAGATAAAGGAAAAGTAAATGATTATATTATTATTTATTATTATGTTATTCATTAGTCCACGTATAGCATTGCTGATATTATTGTTAGCTATTAATCCAGTGTTCGTATTGCTATGGCTATTAGTATGGCTTGCTATTAAACTATAAGGAGATATGTATATATGGATATTGAATATAAGAAGTATAAAGATAATCATCTGGTTTATAATGACGGAAGAGTTTACTCTTTGATAAGCAATAAGTTTTTAAAGTTTGATTATTCTAATTCAGGTTATGCAAGATTAAAATTAAACGGCAAGAGTGTAAGAGTACACCGTTTAGTTATGGAGTTATTCAAAGGACCAAGTGATTTAACTGTTGACCATATCAATGGTAATAAACACGACAATAGACTGTGTAACTTACAGTACGTGACAGCAGAAGAGAACACTAGACTATATTGGGAAAGAAACAAGTTAGCAATGCTTATAGATAATAAGAATAAACTTTTAATTAAATTAAATAAAATAAATAAAGAGATAAGCGAAGAAGTTTTAAAAAAATAAAAATATTTTTATTAGGGGTACCGCCCCTCAATCGCTATGTTAAGGGAAATTTTCAGAGTCCTTTGTG